CGGCTTTCTGCGAAGGAGATTTGTTTTTGAGTACTTGAACCGAATCATCGAAGGTATTCCGTAGTCTGTCAAACACCATATGCTCAATCACTGTGGTGTACATGCCCAAAAGGGTATTGTACGCTCTTGAAGTACGCGGGATGATAGCCCGGGGTCTTTGGGCGTTGCGAGCCGTGGCTTCTAATTTTTCAGTCTTTAGAAACGCCTGGCACCAGGCAACTGCCCCATTCCATGTGCTTGTCAAACCACTTATAATTGACTGCACGCGTTTGCGAGTCCTCGCTGCCCCGAGATACTCTTCAGATGTAAGAGGAGATACATACATCCCGCTGAACGCTTTTCGTGAATAGTCGACGACTAGCCTCATCGTCTCCTCATCCACGGGGGGTGTCTCCACCATCATCCGTTGGGATATGGTGGCTCTAACGTTTGACTGAGTATTACCATGGTAAAAGTACATACCTGGGTCAAACGATAAGAGTGGTAGGTGGAACATGCATGAATAAAGGATCATGGAGTCCACAGATTTCTCAAACTTGCAGGTGTTGCGATGGTGGCCTTCCTTTTCCGACCTCATAGAGGCAGGAAACACCAAGTCCCCCGAATGGCAAGTATCATGTCGGGGAACCAGAAGTCCACCCACTATTTTTCCAGCAGCGACAACTTGTCCCACCTTTTCACGTAAGCACCTTTCAGACTGGCTGGGTCTGGCATGTTAAGGTACGTTTCAACGATCGAAGTGAGACAAATAGTGATACGGGGTGTAAAGAAAATGCTGCAATCATGAGGTATCTTGTTGCGTTCGACAACCTCTTCCCCGTCTTCGTCTTTTGCCCCATTGGACACGTAGCGGTTCAACTCCGTCACGATGCTGGTGGATACCCTGCCAGGTATCTTGAGACTGGCCTGCCCGAGCTTCGTAAGGGCCGCGAGCGTAGCCGCGACCAATAGCTCAGGAATTATGGCCTGCCTCCTACCGCACCTAACCGTACGTGGTTCAATGTTGGCGCATTCAAGAATGTTCTCGCAGTCCTTCAAGAGGGCTCTGTCGCCTGCAATGGCCTGAGAGATGGCATGTTCGACCATAGCCTCAGGTTTGGCAAAGTCACCCATCGCTGAGTATTTCTGCCAACTGCGCAGGTGCTCCCGGTCCTCAGAAGACCACCAGCGAACAACCAACGATATAACAATCGTGGGCAACACTTGAATGATAATAGCACTCATCCACGCTACCAGTACGTGGGGGGCGCTAGGGTATGAACCACTGGCCAATAACCCGTTTTCGCTGGGACTATTGAGCCGGTCAACC